CCGCCGTATGAGTGGCCGGAAACATTTAACAGTCACTATGAATGTATGATTTTTGGCTACGAAGAATCTTTAAAAAAAGCAAAGGAAATAGGGCCAAAAGACGTAAATGAATATGGCACTATCATTAAATTTTATTGTTATGAACAACCTGAAACTAACACTTGATTATGCGACAAAAATGTGGTAAGCGATACGTTCTTACCTTTAATACCTATTCTAATCTTCTCTCTCTTTTAGGATAGGTTCGTCATTCCATTTCCTAAGTAACCAAACTATAAATCCGTAGATTAAAATAATTATAGAAATACTTATTAAATAATTCATACAACCCTCCTGGTTTCCGTGCACGTACTCCCAGGTGAGCAAAGGCTCCACACCTCCACCGGATTTGCGGCTTCTAAGGTTGCCGTACAGGGAATAGCGCGAGGCGTTATATGGACGGAGGTCCTTTTCAAGTTATTCACAGATAAAACCTTGCACAGTTCCTCTGTTATCATTTAGATACCAACCATTTTTCATTGGATCTTTGAATTCTTTATAAGTTGATATAGCTTGTCTATGATCGTTCGCATACATCATACATTCTTGTGCTTCCATTGGTCTTGCCAAATCGTACTTTTCTTTTACTAACGTTCCATCGAACAGTAGTATTAGTATTATCAATGTCTTTGCCATACCATTCCTTAATTAAACGATACCATTCATCCTCATACTTAGGATTTTTGGTTTTATTCCACATTATTGCAACATTATCAATCTTCTTTTGTATCATGTGTTCTTGTTCCATTAGCAATAATTTTTTTTAAATTTGATGCATGTAAATCTAATTTAGCATAAGGCTTCCATGCCTTTTTAATCAAATTTAATTCTATTACTAGATTAGACCATTGTTTTTGACTTATATCTTTACTTGTTATAGTTATAGTTTTTTCTTTCATGCTGTATATATAGGTTATTATAGGATGTTTGTCAACGTCCTTTTCTACCTTTTCCACGATATTTTCCCATTCTTTTTTCGTGTTTATTTCTGTTCTTTTTGTGACGACCCGGACGTTTTTTAGGTTTATCTCGTTTAGGTTTGGTGACTACACCAAATTTAGCTCTCTTGCCCATCTTTTATTTGTAATCTTATATTATCTTTTTCTAGACTTGACATGGCTGGTATATAACTAATCTTACCATTAATTTTTTGTTCTAAATCAGTACCACATGTTGTGCATCTAAAATGATCAGACGCAAGACTTACCAATATAACGTCAAAGTTGCAATGAGGACATCTTCCGTTTACTATTTCTGTCTTAAATATTGTTTTACCCATTATTGTGATAGTGGATTAGATGTAGATACTTTAATTTCTTCTATTTGAACTTTTAATAATTCTATTTCTTTTTCGTTTACTAATATTTTAGTGTGACCGTGTTCAGTTCCTAACGCTTCAACTTTTTCTTCTAACACCGCTATTTGTGCAGAATAATCAGTTGTAGATCTACCTTCTATTTCGTTAAGTCTAGTAGTAAGCTCACCATATTTTGTAAAACCACCACCTATTGCAACAACTGCTGCAATTAAAGCTGCTATTCCTGCAAGTTGATCTTTAAGTTTGCCCATTTTTTAATATCTCCAATTCATTCAAAAGCTGTTGCTTCTTAAGATTTATTTCTCCAAGTTTTCTTGCTTTGATGTCTATCTTATCATTTTGAGTATAACTTGCAAGATTAGTATTTGGATATATTTGCCTGTTATCAAATATATTTAATTGATCTAAATATATGTCTTTTGGTGCGTAAAATGTTGTATTTTGATACATATCCAAAGATGCTTGTTCACCTGTCATAGCTTCCATTTTTATAATATTTTTAACAGCTAAATTTTTAGATATATCTTTAATATCTTTATCAACTTTATCCATTATTCTAGCGAGATTTTTGACAATAGCTTTTTTCTGTTGTATCTTTTTTTGTTTGGCAAGCTTCTTAGTCTGAACAGCGGACTTTTTAGGAGACTCGCTATCAGATTTCTCTTCTTTAACTTCTTCTTTTTCTTCATTAGTTGCTTGTACCATTTGAGTAGGTTTTTCTTCAATAGTTTCTTCTTCAGCCATTTCAGTGTTTTCTTCCTCTATCATTTCTTCTTCAGCCATTTCAGTAGGCTCTTCTGTCATTTCTTCTTCTTCAAATGTTTCAACCATCTCAGGTTCTTCTTCTATTATTTCTTCTTGAAAAGTTTCTGTATTAAAAGTTTCTCCTCCCTCGGTTGATTCCATGAATATGGGTCCATCGTTTTCGACGAACGATTCTTCTTCATTAAATACTTCCTCTTCTTCAGAAACCATAGGTAAGAACGTTGCGACGATTTCGTTTGATTCTTCATATATTTCCTCCATCATTTCTTCATCTGCAAGTATAATCATTGGTCCATCTTCAAATGTCATACCTTCGTTTTCTATAAAAAATTCTTCTTCAATAAAAAATTCTTCTATAAATTCTTCTGCAAAAGTAAAATTTTCCATTTCCATAGTCATTTCCATTTCAAATTGAGGTTCTTCATCAAAAGTAAAAGTCTCTTCTTCAAAATAAAATTCTTCCATGTCATCAAAAACTTCTTCTTGTAAATCTTCTAATGTATTTTCAACATCGTCTAAAGCTGTTGATGTCTCTGTATCTAATACAGTATTATCATAAGTCATTGTAAGTTTGGCACCTAAAAGATTTGGCCCGCCTCTGCTTGCAGTTCCTGTATTATTATCAGTACCACTCCAAGACCAATCTACTTTATTAGAATTTGGATTGTTATATACAACTGTATCATTGTATTGACCACAAGCTGCAGATAATCCTGCAGAAGAAGACGTTGGATAACCATTACAGTTTCCTTTAAAACCATCTATGTCTGTTCTTGTTTGAGTAGTAGTGGACAATACAGTGCCGCTTGAGTCTTTTAATTGAATAGTTATAGTGTGTGAATCTGTATTTCCAGTGTCGCCTTCACAATTTCCAGCTTCATGGTCACAATTTGCAATGTCTATGTAGTTATTAAGAGTGATACCATTGTCTAACATGTCCTGAGTACGATCAGTGTTAGTTAGAGCAATGTCGTTTTTAGTTATTGTTGCAGTACCAGTAACTTCAAAATCTCCACCTACATTATGTTTATAACCACAATTTGATTGAGAAGTTGGACACGTAACTGTAAATCCATTCATTGTAGCATTGTTAGATACATAACCAGAGCTACCAGGATTAATTTGATCTGTAGAACTAGAGTTCCAATCTACTCCGTCTCCTGCATTGGGAAGTAAATTACCTGTTGTTATTTCTTCTGCTGAAGTTGTAAGGGTTAATATTGTCAGCAAAACGGTTAATAGCAAAATACGCATATACACTAGCTCCTATAAATATTGTTAGCCAAATCATTTTTTCTTCCTCATGTAATTTTCTGATGGCTCATAGTTCCATTTTTTTCCATGATGTCCTCTTAAATCTGCATACCACATTCTTAATCTTACAATCCATTTTCTTACTGGCATTGGCATTATTTAGGTGACTCCCAATTTATATCTTTTTTCTTTTGTTTAATTTTTTTTTCTACTTGTTTGTCAAACTCGTTAAATTCTTTTGTTATTTGAGCTTGTTCTTTAGCTGCTCTTTTTTCTTCAAGAGCTTTTTTCCTAGCTATTGCTTTTTCTTTTTTTTCTCTTTCCTTCATACGTTTTACATAAATATCGTAATCAGGTCTTTCGTGATCGTATTTAGACCATAATGCTTTTGCTTCTTTACCTATTTTACCATCAATTGGACAAGGAGTGCCGGCTTGTATCATAGATTCAAATACACGTTCATCTTGGCAAAGTATTGCAACCGCTGCAACTTTCATACCAAAGTCATTAAGTATTCTTGCTAATTTTAATCTTTCACAATTTTTATCTATAAAATGTTTTCCTGCTGAAACACCTACACCAAAAGTTTGAATTCCTGCACTAGCACCTACAGCACAAACATCTTGTGTCATAGAATTATATGATGGTGCCGCAGCTGATGGTGGTGAAGATCTTATGTCTGAGTTTGTAGTATTATTAGTTGTAGAAGTAGACTCAGACCCTGATTGATATGTAGTTGTAGCAGTTGATGTGTACCCACCTTCAATTGCTGTATTACTTCCTGATGTATTTGTTTGTGTGGATCCAGGATAAGCTGGTCCAATAAATGTTAATAAACAAATTAAAATAATTAATATGCCGGTAAAATAATAATTCATTTTGCAATTCTCCATTATTCGTATTTAACCTCATTTTCAAAAGAAAGATCTGTAGCATGGTCTTTTTGATATTTGTAAGTTCTTTTTTTACCACATTTACAATTATCACAAACACACACGCCGTAATCATCTGCATGAAGATCACCATTACAGTGACATTTACAATGACAATTTTTGCATTTAGCCATTTACAAGTCCTCTACAAGAGGGACATTGTTTTTTATAGGTATCTGGATGTTTTTCGCAAACTACTTTTATTTCTGGCTCCGGAACATCTTCATATAATTGAAGATGCGGATCTTTTTCTTCTTCTTCTTCTTGCCAACTAAAAAGCCAACTAGCAAATCTGTTCCATAAATTTTTAATCATTTTTTTTCTCCTCAATTTCGTAAAAGAAATTGTCAGTGTCCTCTGTTTTCCACTTACCGGTATCTTCTACATTCCATTCGGAAGTTTGTACCTTCCAATCGGGGATTTCATCCTTCACTGTAAATGAAGGTATATCCCATATTAATCTATTGTTTGGCTGTGCCGCATAATTGCCGTCATTTAACGCAAGTATGTGTGCGCACTTATGTTCGTGCGGGATCTCAGAATGATCAGTGTCTATTATATTACTCTCTGGATGCGCAAAGTCAACTGTGAATAAGTAGGATCCGTGATGCCACTTTTTATCTTTTCCTATATATTTACCGGCTTGTCCGTCTAAAATATCAAAACAAGTAACACTAGGGTAGTAAGAAAAACAATTCCACAATTCCAATTCATCAAGTCTTCTGGTCGGAACAGTTTCCGGTTGAAAACCACGTTGAATAAAAGCTGATATGGGGAGACGATAAAAGATAGCACCGTTCTCCATGATGGCATGGAAAAGGATTGGCCTTCCCGTGATTGCGGCAATACCGAAGATAATACAGTCTTCAACTTCGCCATGATGTTTTTTAAGGTCATATAAATACTCCTTTTTTATTTGTGCGTATTGTACAGGAATATTTGCATTTAAGTAAGCCATAAAAAAACCTCATTTTATTTGACCCCAATTGGGACCATGTTCATAGTCTACTTTATTAGGAACTTCAAGGTTTACTGCATTTTCCATTATTTCTTTTATATGTTCTGCATGAGCACGGTCTGTGACAGATATGTCTAACTCGTCATGAACTTGTATGTGAGGTGTAATACCTTCTTTGTATAACTCAATCATAGCTTTCTTTGTCATGTCAGCAGCTGATCCTTGTATCAATCTATTTAAAGCTTTGTATGTGTATGCTCGTTTAATCCCTGGTCCGTGTTCCAAGAGCGCTGCATCATGAGACAATGCTTTATGTATACCAAATTGATTAGGTTCCCATAAATGAAAACGACAAAGTCGACCAAGTAATGTACGGATCCTACCAGAGTCCTGTGCCCTGTTCATTACATTGTCCATCAATTGTTTTACAAATGGCACTTTATTATGGTATTGTCTAAACAAACTATCAGCTTTATCTTTAGATACACCTAGCTCTGCTTGCAATTTATTTTTACCCATACCATAGAACAGACCAAGATTTATTGTCTTGGCCTGCGATCTAGGTATCTCTGCCATATCAGCGACAATGTCATGAAAGTCTGCATCGCCATCGCGATACGCATCCAATACTTCGCCCACTCCATAGAGATTCTGTAAAGCTGCATAATGCACTACCAACCTAGGCTCTTGCTGTGAATAGTCAAAACAACCCCATGTATGGCCCTCCTCGGGCACAAATAAAGCCCTGATCCGTGGTCCAAGTTCCTTGTTCCGTGCTGGTATTTGCTGTAAATTTGGGTTTGAATACGAAAATCTACCAGTCACAGTTCCACCATTATCTGATCTAAGTTGATTGATTTCTGCATGAATTCTACCTTTATGTGAATGCTTTAATATGGTATCAATAAATGTGGTATGGGCTTTATTAATTTCACGAGCCTGGGCTATTTGTTTCACCAGCGGGTGGGGGTGATTCTGTAAAAAGTTTTTTGTAAATGATGGAGAATTTGTTTTTTCGGTGCGGTCAAATTGTAGGCGAAGTTTTTCAAAAACTTGTGCAATGGATCGAGCTGCCCATATTTGGGTATCTACTCCAGTTTCTTTTTTTACTTTTTGTAATAATTCTTTTTCTTCTGCAACTAGCTCTTCTTTTAATTTGTGAGCTGATTCTACGTCTACACGAACTCCTAAAAAACGCATATCGACTAGGCAAGGAAAAAGTTCTGTCTCAAGATCAAAAATAGAATTTATATCTTGGTGTAAAATTTCTTTTTTTAATTCTTTCCAAAGTTCTAATGTAAGTTCAGCGTCTTTTTCTGCGTAAGCGCCAACATAAATGGCAGGTAGTTTATACATTTCTGCCTTGGCGTCAACACCCCAATCTTTTGCAGCTTGATATAAATCACTTTCATTTTTTGTTTTGCCGGTGTATCGTTTAGAACAGTTGTTTAAGTCATAGCGCATTTGATTTTCATCAACAAGGGCCGATGCAATCATCGTGTCTATAATTTTACCGCTAACACTTAAACCAATTGCTTGAATCCAACACACGTCATACATGGCGTTGTGAAATATTTTATCTGCAGGTGTATCTAGTACACCTTGAAACCACTTTAAAACTTTTTTCCTATCCATGTTGCCTCCGCCTTCATGAGCTATTGGATAATAACCAGACCAACCTGACACAGCTACAGCAACGCCTACAACATCTCCTTTGCCAACTACAGATCCTGATCCCATTTTTATAAGGTCTGGGTCTTTAGTTTCTAAATCTATTGCAATCTCATTGTATTTAGATAAATCTGGAAAATTTTCTGGTGGTAGCCATTCTGTTTGTGGTTTAAATATAGGTATTTGCATTATTTATTTTCCTTCCATTCATTATAACCATCAACCCATGAAATTTTCTTTTCTTCTTTTATTTCGTTAGGGTAATCTCTATCAATGGCCATATCGATGTAATGTTTAGCTTTTAATAAATCTTCTTTCTGATTTTTTTGTTTGTGTCTGCACAAGTATTTTATAGCGTTCCCTTCTGCAAACGGCAAGTTATTTTTATTTATAAACTCTGATGGTTGTATAACCATGCTTCGGTAGTGATTTCCGCCTACCTGTTTTTTATATATATCACTCATACCATAAATCCTTTCTCATATTTTTTTGGTTCTATTATGTGTAAGTTTTCTTTTGTTCTTGTTGCACCAACATAGAACAATCTGTTTTCATCGTCTGGATCTCTTTCATAACCTTTCATAGTATTTTGTGTTAAGTCAGTTAATAACACAACATTCTGTGATTCACCACCTTTAGCTCCATGTATAGTAGATAACTCTATTCTTGGTTTTTCATTTAATCTTTCTTTGTTTGCTCTCATCTTTCTTAAATAATTTACTTTAGTTTGTCCTGCATCATCAAATGCTTCATACCAAACTGTTTTAACTTGTAGACCATAGTCTCTTACAAGTTGATCTATTCCATAAAAAGATTCTTTTGCCATACCTTTTATTTTTTTCTTGTGCCAATGTTTAGGACCCATGTATTTAGTAATATTTTCTATTTGTTTATAAGAAATTAATTGACCCTGTCTTAAATGTTCCCAAGCTGTAGCTGCCTCATGTAAATCTTTTTCTGTGCCTCTTCTGTACCGTGATGAATAATATAATCCACGTTGATATAAGGATTCTTCTACATCTTTTAATAAATATTTTGTTCTAGCTAATACTAGCCACTCACCGGATGACATGTCAATTGTATCAGCGTTGTAATGTCTATGCAACT